AAAAAGTTTGTCCTAACATAACACTCCATAAAGATTGTAATATTATTTAGTTGTATAAATAGTCTTATGGCACTTACTATAAAAACTCAAGGCGAAAATATAACGATCTATCAAGGTAGCAACTTTGAAAAAATTTTTACTGCTAAAGATGCAAACAATTCAAATGTAACCATAAGTACTGGTACCTGTGCTTCTAAAATGAAGAAGAATCATACAACTACTAATACTTCTTGGATAATGTCTTTCACGGCGGCAGTATCTGGCAGTAATGTTACCATAACTGCTAATGCCACTCAAACAGCAAATATGTCTTCTGGATTATATGTTTATGATGTTGAATACACCCAAGTGGATGCTGTAACAAAGGAAAGAGTGGTTGAAGGCATGATCACAATTCTTCCAGAATCTACAACTTAAAAATTACCCTCACTAAACGGATTTGATTCTGAAAAATCAATAATAGAATCTGCTTCAGTTTCAATAGTTATATTATTTGCAGAAGCATCATTAACAAATATTTGTGTATCTGGTGTTGCCTGTACAGTAAAATATGCTCCGCTTGTATTGCCGACAACATTTTGAGATGTAGTAAAAGTACCCTTCAAATCTGTTAATTTCAATTCTCTATCAGTAGAATTCCAAGATATTACTCTTCCTTTCGTATTTGCAGAACTTTCTGTGCTTCCAACATACACATATTCATCATCTACATAATTTCCTGATCCGCCCGATTCAAAATTTACTTCTATCGAATAAGCATATTTATCTTCTACCTCATCTATATCTTCAATACCAGTATCAATTCTTTGATCATCATATTGAAATAGTTCACATGTTAAATCAAATATTGGTAATTTACCAAATTGATAAAACATGGATTCATGCTCGACAAATCTAACTTCGTATAATTTTTTATTTAATGGAAAAAATATTATATCGCCTTCTCTTGGCCTATCATAACCAGTATCTAAATTTTCCCATCGTCTTCTAGCTACAGAAAAAATTACCTGATCTCTTATTTCTAATCCAAATCTTGAAACAAAATCACCTTCTCCTTCAAAACCATCAACAGATTTAACATACATTTCAATTAAATGCGATTTACTAAATTGAGATATTGTATCTTCACCATAAAGTATATCTTCATTCATGTATTGTCTTGGAAGATAATAGTTATCTATTCCAAAATTTTTTATCGATTCGATAATAAGATCTTGGTGCAAATTTTGTTCTGCAGTATTTTCAAAATGATTAAAATAAGAATTAGTAGGCATTATCCCGGACCAACCATAAAGTCAACTGGTAATTCGTATTTAAGAGATGCTTGTTCTTCTGTTTCTCTTAATTCTGTTATTGCTTCTTCAAATAGTGATCTTCCATTTAATGTCGTTCCTCCTGGAAGCTGTACACCTTCATATTTTATTAAATTAGCCCCCCATTGTCTCTTAAAAAGGGCCGTAACATATCTCTTTAAAAACATATCATTATATACATCTGCAAATGTTGCAGGATCAATTATTCTATAACACTCTACTACAAGATATTCATCGACTTCAAGATCATTATTCCAATCTAAGTCTATATATAATCGATTTTGATGTCTATTAAATCGTAGAGGTTTTTTTCCTACGAACATGTCATTCAACAATTGTATATGTTGCATTGACATTTTATAATTTATTATAGAAGTAGCAGTAAGATAAGGCATTTCATTTAAATGAAATTGATATCTAAATGAAAACATACTGCTTGATAGTTGTCCTCCGCCAGTATCTTGTATATCAAAAATACCAATCACACCAATTATGGAGTCATTTAATGTAATATAATGATTATCCATATCACCAAAAGTAACTAACGATGCATCAGTATCGGCTACTGCGGCAGTCCCACTTGAACTTCCAGTTATCGTTTCAGCATTTGAAAAACTAGATGTAACATCATTATTTGAAATTCCATCTGTATCTTTATGTGATTTGAATGTTATAATAGTAGAATTTGCAGAAACTACAACAGCAGTTGCATTTGATGTTCCACCAGTTATTGTCTCACCAGCAGTAAAACCTGTTCCAGAAATAATTTTAACAGTGGAGCCAGTAATTTGATGTATGTTATACATTCTTTCAACACCATCAAAATGATATTCTTGAAAAAACTGTAGTCCTTCATCCATTCGATCTTCCAGTTGATCATCTTCTACGTTTATTTCAATAACTGGTTGTCCTAATGTTCTAAGACAATATTGTTTTAATTCTTCTCTTGTACTAGGTTTTGCCATTTTTATCTTAGTTGGTGTTTACAATTGTTCCGCCGGTATCTCTTACCCCTAAAAGAAAAATTGAGGTAGTCGGATGTTGTGTAGTAAGAAATCCCCCGTGGGCACCAGTCCAAATTGATCCGTTCGCATATGTAGCAAATACGTCCAGAGATGAATTTGCACACGTAAAAATATGTGTGTCCCCTGCTACTACGCCGCTCTTCTTGACCAATAAAGAAGTACCAGTCGCACTAGCACTAGTTGAAACATACTCCGCCAATGGTACAGTATGGGCCGCACTGGTCCAAACATTTACTCCTGGTTTAGTTGTTTTATTCTGAATAACAGAAAGTCCTGTTCCACCATCAGTTTCAATTCTTATTCCCATTGATCCAGTAGCACCTGACCTATTTTGAACTACATCAATAACTGCTCTAACATTTGTTGAACTATTTCCGTCTGTAAGGTGTATTAGGGCACCATTAGCGTCATCAGAATCACCAACACCTCTACTTCGACCTATTGAAAGTACATGACCAGTTGTGAATGAATTAGCCGTAATATCAATAACATTTGCAGTTGTTTGTTTCGCATCAATTTCAATTCCATTAGATGTGGGGCAATGTGACTCTAAATAAATCCCTGTTGTGCTATCACTTGAACCAACATTTATATGTAATTTACCTGCTTGAGTCCCAAGTGTATCGCCGCCAGCAATTTGCATATAACCACCATATTCATCTCCAAATTCAACTGTATTTGCACCACCTGTGACTATATGCATACTATCTGTTGCATGATTATATACAACTCCTCCAACATCTGGATCAGCAGAATCACCAAACGCAATATGTGCATTAGATGTATTAGATGATAAAAGTGTCATTCCTACATTTTGCGTATTTTCTAATATTAATTCATCACTAACCACTCCAACCGCAGTAGCAGAAGATCCTGAATTTGCAAAAGCCGTTCTTATATGCAGTCTTCCTTTAGATGAAGTTGCAAGAGTTGGAGCTGATGTATATTCTGGAAAATTACCAATAGCCACATTAGCATTCGTTATGTCTGTACCAAAAATAGGACCAACATTAGATACCATCGCAGAGGCCGTGTTAACAGATATATTTGCAGAATGCGTAAATCCGCCGATTGTGTATGTATTATTAAATGTTCCATTAGCAAATGATGCACCAGTAAATATATGAGGACCCGCAGAAGTTATTGTAACAATACTGTCAGCATCAGTAATATTAACATTTACATCATTAATCGTTCCTCCATTAAGTGTAACTAAAGAAACCGTTCCTAAATCAGAAACAGTTGCTCCAGAAAGATTAATTGTAGATGCTCCATTTGCATTAAAATTTGCACCATTTAAATTTACTTCACATTCATTTATTTGGGACCTTTCAATTTTACTATCAGGAGAAGAACCAGAGATAGTTGCTCCAGCGGATTCAACTAATGCAAATTTTTCTGCTGTTCCCAAATCTGTAATAGTTGCACCAGTAAAATCTATAGTACCACCAGAAAATAGTAATCTAGAACCAGTTACATTTGCACCCGTGACAATATTTGCGCTTATTGTATTAATTTCAAGTCCGCCCAAAGAATTGGCAGAAATCAATCTAGATGTAGGATCTTCATCTGAATTTTCATTCAATACTGTAACAATTTGATTTGTTTTTAAGCGCCATTGCTCAAAAGTGTTGACCAATTCTACATTAGTGATACTAGAATCAGATATTGCCATCTTTATCCTTACTTAACAATTCTAAAATTTTGTTTACATCTTGTTTTATATTAATTATTTCATGTCTTAAAGTATTTATTTCATTTCCGTTAGACATTATCGTATTTGTTTGTAATACTTTTTGTCTATGTTTTGATAAAGCCTGTTGATCTGTTGCAATAAGTGCATTAGAATACA